GCTCGAATGCGTCTCTGATCTCGCTGACGCGACGATGGGCGATGACTTCTGCGACTTGTCTGAGCCGACCTACCGTGAGTTCGAGAATCGTTTGGTCGGTCCACCCATACTCCGTCGAGATTAGGTCGAAGGCCCTGGCGAAACCTCCGACGAGTTGGTCTGGGCCTTCGGTGGATTCACGGTCTTCCAGATTGCCATCAGTCGTTTTCCCAAGGCTCTGAGATCAGCCGCCTCCTGTCGAGCGATGGTCTCGAGGATAGTGACCAGGTCGTCGAGCTCAGGATTCTGGAGTTCCTTGGCAAGCGCTTCGTACTTCGGGTCATCAAGCTTCTTGTTCCCGGTCAGTTCGACCGGCTCGACCATGGAGTAGACGAACTCGATGGTCTCGTTCTCAGCTTCCGGGATGGAGAACAGCAAGACGCCCACGAGCATCGTCGTGAACTGTTCCTCTGACATCTCCGTGGAGATTGGGAACTGCTCAAGGATGGTCGCTCCGCCTCGCGTGATGATGCGGAGCATCTTGAACATCTGTCGAGACTTGAGACGCAAGATTGCCACGTCTGTTCCCGATACGAGGGTTGCTCGTCCTGCGACGGGGTCGATGCGGTCGATGTCTGAAGCCTGAACGACTTCCGCGACTGCGGAGGCGTTGGTGTTGGAGACAGACTCGACTGTGTCGGCAGACTTCAACGGCTCTGCGGCGCTCATGGGCGCTCTCCTCTCTTGGCGGTCTTAGCCGCTCAGGTTAGCCGGGCTTGTTCAGCAAGCGTCCGATCGCTCGCGTTGCGAGCGTCACGCCGGCCTCGTTCACCGTGGAGAGGAGGGCGCGGCCGTTGTAGCTTACGACGAGTCCGCCCTTGTAGGCGGGACCGTCGAAACTCATGGGCTCGAACTGGACGTTGTACAAGATGATGTCCAGGATGCGAACGACGCCCGCGCTGTCCTTGGCCGGACACCGGATTAGCATCGGACGACGGGGCGTGTTCAGGTAGTTCTCGTCCCACAGCGCGATGCTGTACTGGTCGTTCGGTGCGGAGCCGGTCGAGGAGATCGAGGTTCCGGTCAGTCCTTGCACGAGGTCGAACGGGATGTATCCCGCTGAGATCGTTACCGTCGCGTAGTTGAACCAGAACCAGGTCGACAGCACCGCGTCGTCGCCGGTGTTGTCGTACGAGTCGGTGTCCGGAGCGAGGCTTCCTTCACGGACGCCGTAGATGTCACCCCACGTCTCTTCGAGACCCGTGCTGCCGTTGAGGATGGCCGCATGGGAGATGCTAAATGCTTCGACGATCTTCGTGGCCATGTGCCGGTCCTCCCAAGTTCGACAAGCGGCGCTGCCGCCTAGCGCTGTATCGGCACGCCGGCCGTTGCTACGGCGCTGCGCTCTACGACTGTTTCTGCCAATTCAGCTAAGAGATTGAACCGATGAAGTACTCGAGACACCGTCGGGTCTGTGGCCTTCCGCTGCGACTGGCAGTCACGACAGGAGAATTCCACGAGGCCGTCACGAACAGGTGCAGGAACTCCGAGCTCCTTCTGCGCGACCAGCAACTTCCCGAAGAGCCGGCGCGGATTCACGTCACACCGCATCTCGACGACCTCGTACTCCACCGTCACTGTGTCGTCATCCTAAGCTCGAGCCTATCTGACGTTGTGGCGTTCTGTTCAGCACTTGCATGAACTTCTCTGCTACCACCGACCAGTCACACATGGCCGGTATCACGCGGGATGCGAGTCGGCCCTTCTCCCGCGCTTCCTCACGGTGCGTGTACACGTGCCACATGAGGTCCTTGAGCTCCTTGCGGTCAGCAAGAGCACAAAGCCCCATCTTCTCGAGCGGCGCGAGCTCATAGCCGAGAGGGTACGCGTACTCACTGGACAGCCATTGCGTGTGACCACCGTAGTTAGTCGCGATTACCGGGATTCCCGAGCTCTGGGCTTCTAGCGCCGGCAGGTTCTTGCCTTCGCCTCGAGACGGCGCGAGGTAACAGTGGGCCGAGGCGTAGAACTCACGAAGCTTGTCGAGCGACCAGTACTTGAAGTGGATCTTCAGTCCCGGGTACTGGTCTTCCATCGCCGGGTGAAGTCCTCTGACGTTCGTCTTCAAGTGGAGCTCCGCGTCAAACTCGTTGCCGTGTTCCTTCTTGAGCTCATTGAATGCGTAGATGGCGGCGAACGGGTCTTTGCGTACGTGGAGCTGACCGACCATGATGTAACGGAACGTCGTGTTCCAGTCACGGCCTTCGACGAATGGCCATTGGTCCGCCGTGTAGCCGCCTTGCAGGATCTCCGTCCGACACGTGGACGGGATGTGCGGTGCGAGCGCGTCCAACGTCACTTGGTCGTAGCCGATGAGCGCGTCCATCTTCACGAGCTCTCGATGGAGTTGGCTCTGTCTCGTTCCTCGAGCTGAGTACGGCCGGCCCTTCGGCTGATAGGACATGAACTCCCACATCGTCCAGGCGACGCACGATGCGGACATCATGCGTGTTCCTCTGTCGAGTTCGATGTGTAGAGGGTCCACGTGGATTACCGCTGCGTCGAACGGTGGGTCGAGCGGCTTGCGGAACAACTTCACGAACTCCTCTGGGAGCGGTGGCGATGACGTCACCGGGAAGAGTCTCACGTCGATGCCTAATGCCTCGAGTGCGACGGCCAGACCAACGCCGTCTGAGCCGTATCCAGATGCTGTGTCGAAGCCTGCCTTGATTAGGATTCTCGCGGTCAACGCCGTCTCCCTGTTGAGTCGTGGCCTAGGACTTAGCTAGGTCGTGAGCCTCCGAAATAGATGGGTCCTTGGCGGCCCCTAACCTAGCATCACTTCGTACCTACACACGCCTCTCGACATGCCGTCCTTCTGCGGGATGGCCTCTATCTGCACGTCTCCGGCGTTGCGGATGCTCGACACGATTCTGAGCGTGGACCACGCTATCTCGCCGCCCTGCGGATAATGAAGAAGCCTGTCTGCGATCTGATAGATGGCCTCAACGAGGTCTCGAGAAGTCGCGTATCCCGATTCGCGGTAGGCGTCACGCGGCACGTCCGAGTAGATCTCAATGCCGAGCGTCGGGAACCGCGCCGTGTTGTGCGCGTTCGCTGCTCCCCACGGTCCTGGCGACGTGACCACGAGGCACGCCTCGCCGGTTCCTTCCACGTCCACGAACTGGAACTCACGAAACACGTACGGACCGAAGTCGGACGAGCTGCCGAGCAACGCGAGAAGCGACGAACTGCCGACGAGATGTCGCTGTGCCGCGACGAGGATATCGATGCTCACTGGATTTCTCCCGAGAACCAGTCGTGGATGGCGTCTTCGTACTCATGGTCCATCTCATACGCACCGGTGAACCAGTCGTGGATTCCTCCGCGCGCTTGTTCGTAGATGGCGTAGTCCACCTGAGTTGTTCCTCCACCGACCGAGCCGCCATACGCGATTGTGCCGGTCCAGTTCGAGCCGTCGAAGTCAGATTCCGACTTGCCGGATGCGAACAGAGCTCCCGTCGGCTCGTACGTCGTGACGTGAGGATGAAGTGGAGATGCCACGAGCGCCTGCGTGGACAGGAACTGTTCGTGAAGTATCTTCTCGAACTTCGCCGTCAGCAAGTACGAAGGTCCGTTGGCGAGGCGTTCGACCTCGTCGAACAGGTTTTCTTCACCGTGCTCGTAGATAGCGAAGATCATGTGTTTCCTAGCGGTCTGGCGACTTCCTCAACCTGTACTTCGATATGGTCGATGTCAGGACCGAGGCCCATCACCGGATTGAGTTGCGACGTGAGCTCGAACGTACCGAAAGTCCCGAGCACGATGTGGTCGCCTGGCTTGATTGGAGCGTTCACGAGGAAGAACGCCTTGCCGGCGCGGTCTGCCGGCCGGCCTGACTCACGACGCCACGAGGCTTCGGTCATCGGACTGAGGTCTACTCGACACGGCACGCCTCCAGCTACCTGTTGCCACGACGATGACGGCGCACCGTCGGTCATGACGGTGTTCAGTCTCTTGACCGTTGCGCGCTGAGTGAGCAGTCCTTCGTAGGACACGCGGCCTCAGAACAAGCTGCCGAGAGGGTCAGGCGCAGGATAGTTCGGGTCGTACGGCTTCGGAAACACGTACTCAGACTGCGAAGACACGGTTCCCTGCCCGTCGCATCCGTCGAGCAGGATGCCCAACGCCGAGTCGAAGTACGGAATACCGGTCATCGTGCCACCGAGGATGAAGCCTTCGGCCTTCGTGTACGAGTAGCCACCGATGGTCTCCGACTGGAACGGGCTCAGTGCCTTCTGCGCGCCCGAACTGTAGATGGAGAGCGCCTGCGCCATCTGCATGATTCCACGCTTCATCACGCGAATCTCGAGTTCATCCTCCGGGTCTGTTCCGTCTAGACAGCCACGCGTGGCGATCTCCATGAGGTCCGTCGCCGCCTGAAGCTGGTCTTCAGCGAGCACTTCCTCAGGGTAGTTCGTTGACCACGAGTCCGCACCGAGGAACCTCAGGAACTCGTTCGTCGTTGGAGGCGTCAGTGCCAACGGGTCACCGACTCGCCGGAACCTGTGGACGGGATTCCCGAGCACGACGCTTCTCCATCGCCTTCACAGCCTCTGCGTCGTTCGGGTCGAGTCCCTCGAGGTAGTCGGCTTCCGTCGCGGCGGTCTTCGGCTTCTGATACGGCCACGGTCCACGACGGAAGTACACCTTCTCACGGGTTAGCATCTGCTCTTCCTCTGAGAGGTCGAGAGCAGAACGGCCACGGCGATCAACGGTCGCGTTCCACTCAGGCGAACCGACGACCACGGTGAGCTCCTGTCCGCGATACCACACCCTGTTCAGAAGGGTGAAGCCGTCCTCGAGGAAGTGGACGGTGATCACTTCGCCGTCCTCGTGCTTCGCTGCGAGTGGGTCCGGCGTCGTGTCCTGTGAGATGGGCTGCACGCCGTGGAACGACGGGGCCGTGTCGAGATTCGCCTTCGGGTTCGAACCGTCTTCCGGCCTGTCGTCTGCCTTCCCTCGAGCTGCGTCGCGGCGGGCGAGTGCCTTGCGAGACTCTTCGTCGACCAACGCGTCGAGCTCCGCTGTCGTGAACTCCTTGCCGTCGAGGAGGATCGTTTCCTCTGGCATCAAGCCGTCAGACGCCTCGGTCAGCTTGGGAGGCGGAGGTCCTTCGATGACCGGCTTGGCTGCGAGTTCTTGGAGAGCGGCGAGTGCTTCGGCTGCCTGCACGTCCTCAGGCGAAGGCGGGGACGGCTCTCCAGGCGGCTCGGACGGAGTGACGGGCGGAGTCTCGGCGTTCATCTGCTCGATGATCTCTGCCTGACGGAACTCGATGTCCTCATCTGAGGCTTCCTTGCCGAGCTCACGGACTGCCGACATCTTTGCGGAACGGGCACGCTGTTCGGGCGTGTACTTCGCCCACTGCTTGGCGGTTGCCATCTGCGTGGTCTCCTTCGCCTAGGTGTATGCCTTCCGAACGCGAACGTTCGGCGTTTCGACTTGCGGATTCTCCGCTATCAGGTGCTGCGGCTCATCCAACGCAGTCGGAGGTTGGATGTCGTCGAACGAGACGGGCTCCTCAACCTCTGGAACGTCTGCCTTGGCCTTCTTCTCCTCGACCATTCATCCTCCTTCTGGAACTGTGTCGGCCACACTACTACACGAAGAAGTCCTCCCGAGGGAGGGCTTCCTCGCCGCTACGAGCGTTCTTAGGTGACGCCCGGGTTGCCGTACGCCTTCTCAACCCGCTTGTTCGGCGTCTCTTCGGACGCTTCCTCTGCGAACGCGTCCTCGTTGCCATCTGCGACGTCCTCAGGCTGAACCGTTCCGTGCACCGACTTCTCGCCAGTCGGGTCTCCCGACTGGTCGATTGACGGGTCGTGTGGATCGACTTCGGCTTCGAGGCCGTTGTCATCATCCGGCTCGGCCTTCGCCGTGGACTTCTTCGGTGCCGCCATCGCTGGCTCCTTTCCTCCGTTTGTCATCTTACTTCCCGGCGGGCGTTAGTTCAAACGAAGAGAGGGCCGTTAGGCCCTCTCCACGTTCGCTGCCAGGCGATCCTTTACGGAGCGACGTCCGCCACGTAGATGACCTGCTCGGGACGGGTGAGGACCGGGAGGAAGTTGTACTCGAGCAGGAACTGCCGGGCGCTCGGGTCCTTCTCCTTCCAGGTCTTCGAGTACTTCCCGGTGAACCCGACTGGTGCCTCGTCGTCGGCCGTGGGGCCTTCGATGATCTCCATCGCGCGACCGGCCTGGAGGTTCACGATGAACAGGCTGTCGTCAGCGACGAACAGCGTTTGGACGCTGGAGTCGTTGTCGTAAACCTGCTCCGTGGTGTGCCAGTCGAGGCCCATGAAGGCCGGAAGCATGCCGCTCCGGTAGAAGTCGTCCTTCATGCGGTCCGAGAGGAACGTCGAGCCGGCCACGGCCGACGTGGCGAACGCTCCGAAGATGCGCTGGATCGTGTACTCGGTGGAATACGCGTCGGTCATGGGAACCCGCGAGTCCCGCAGTCCGAGGCGCTTCCAGGTCACGATGTCCGAGCGGATCTGCGCCTCGTTGGCGGATGCCCACGAGGTGCCGGCGGACGGCTTGTGCGAGTTCGGCACCTTGTAGTCGACGGTCGCCTGGACGTCCGGGTAGTCCAACGTCAAGGTTCCCGTCAGTGCCTTCCAGCAGCAGTACTCGACGAAGTTGTCGAACCGCTGGTTCAGGTCCGTGACCTCGCGGAGAACGTGGAACTCGGCGTTGCGCGCCGCCGTTTGACCGGGTGTCCGAATCCAGTGGATCGTCGTGGGCTCGAAGACCTTCTTCTCCCGAAGGTAGATGAAGGACGCCGATTCCTGCGTCCATCCGAGGCGCGGCACGATGTGCGCCTCGGAGTTCGGAACGTTCGGCTTGGCGACCATACGGCTTCCCCTGATGACGTCCCATGTGACGCTCGGGTACGGCCACGGAGTGCGTGGCAACGAGGCCGAGAGCGTCAGGGACTCAGGAGCCGTCAGCTTCTCGACCACGCCGCGCAATACTGCGGGCTCGAGGAGAGGGATCTCCGGCATCCTACGTCACTTCCTTCCCTTGCTCTTTCCGTGGCCCAAGCGCCCGATTCGGCGGGCCGTTTATCCCCCGACTTAGAAGTCGAGGAAGTCGAACGGGATGTTGCGGTGACCCTGGAGGTCTTCGATCGCGCCGGCGTCCACGCCTGTCAGAAGCGAATACCTCACGACTCCACCCATGACGACGTTTCCGAGCTTCTCGCCGTCCGTCGTGTCGACGGCCTGACGCAGGAAGCCGATGCAGATCTCGCTGCCGTCGGAAGCGCCGCCAACGTACGGGATTGCCTTCTTTGAGGCTGTGATGATGCCGATCGCCGTGCCGGCCGCGATGAGGGCACCCGAACTGACCTTCGCCATCGTGACGCCCTTCTGCGTGAGGTGGGCGTACGAGTAGAGGATGTCAGCGGGCTTGACCTCGGAGACGCCGCTGGTACCTGGAACTGGGAGGTCTCCTACCTGGTCTGGCATTTGTCGCCTCCTACTTGACCGTCAACGCCCGCTTGTTCGGGCCTTACTCGCCCCGCTTGCGTGGGGACTTGCCGATCGCCATCTCGTTCGCCATGTCGCTGAGGCGGGCGAGCTCCTTCTCCGCGTCCTCGGAGTGCGTCTCCTCGAACGTGGTGACTCCGGTCTGCGAGAGCTCGATGAGCGAGTCCTCGGGGAGCAGGCTCTCGAACATCGGGCGGTTGGTGAGCGCGAGCTCGGTCATCGCTTCCTTCTGCTTCGGAAGGATACGGCCGGCCTGGATGAGCGACTCGACTTCCTTCTCGGCCGCTGCCTCACGGTCCGCTTCGCGCTCCTTCTCGAGCTCGTTGATCCGGTTCGAGAGGAGCACCTTCTCCTGCGCCACTTCCACGACGGCCTCGGCCACGTCCTTGATCGTGAGCTCTCCGTCGTCGCCCGAAGCCTGCGGCTTCACGCCGACCTTCTCGAGAGCTGACGAGAACGCGACGACCATGTCGTCCACGCTCGGGCCTTCGTTCTCCTTCCGCGACAGAGCGGCGGTCGCGTCTGCGAGCTCGGACTCGAGGGCCTCGACGTCCAGCTCGTGGTCCTGCTTGAGTGCGGCGAGCAGGTCTTCCCTGGTCGCGCCTTCGAGCTCTGGCATCTGCGTCTCCTTCGCTTCGCTGGTCGGGCTCAACACCACGACCTCGTCTCCTTGAGTATCGGCACTTGCGGCGATGATCTCTTCGAAACCGTTGAGATCTGTGATGAATGGACGGTTGGTCACGGCTGCGTGCAGGAGTGTTGGACCGACTCGTTCACCGGTGCGCGTGTCCTTGTAGTCCATGTGCAACATTGCCGACGCACCGATGAGAGTCTTGCCGAAGTCGCCGGCGTGCTTGCGAGCGTCGATGACTGCGTACAGACCGTCGGGCTCCTTCTCGAGACGGATAACTTCGCCCGCGTTGTCACGAGGGTCTTCGGTGTGCTGATTCTTCTCGCCGACGATTGGTACCTGAACGATGTCACAGACACCGTTGTCGAAGTTCTGAATGATCTTATCGACCGTGTCTTCCGTGATGGAGAGCTTGGTGTCGGGGAGATTGGGATGCGCGAAGTCTCCGTACCGCAAGAGATGTTTGCGATACAGCTTTCCGGTTGGCGTCTTGGACAGCTCGACGAACGTGTCCTTCGTTCCGGGGACATACACGTATTGCTCAGTCATCTCTACCACCCGTCCGGGATTAGCTCAGGACATCCGAGTTCCCGAGCACGTCTCTTGATGAACGCCTTCACGGTCGCCTTCTTCTCTGCCGGCGCTCGACCGAATGATTGAATCGCCGCCTTGAGGTCTGTCTCATTGCCGATGGGGAACGACGTGCCGTAGGCCGTCGGAGCCTTCTCGCGGTACGCCATCGAACGGTCTGCGAACTCAACGGTGTCAGGGTCAACGCCGATGGACATCGCAACCTTCTTGACTCCGCTACCGGCTGGTCGCGCGTTACGAGCGATGCGTTTCTTCGCTGTCTTGCGGACGTCTTGCACGACGGCTTGTCGATTCTTCTGGCCGGCGACGCCCTTGTTCACTGCCGCACGTGCGCCACCACCGAGCTGTATCTTTCCCGTTGAGCGATAACGTTCACGGATTTCTTCGACCTTGGCGTGAACTTCTTCGGGTGTCATGCCGCCCTCGTGCATGGACTGCTTGAACTTCTTGAGTACCTTCGCGCCTAAAGGAGCCTTGTGTCCGCCCTTAGGAGGTTCCGCTCCAGGTTTGTGTGGTTGGTCTCCGGTAGCGATGGGCTTCGAACCCGAGCCACCTGCGGGAGCGAACTTTCCACCGTTAGGGTCGCCCTTGGGATGACGTTTCTGACCTACGGCGAGCGCGACCTTCTGGAGTGCGGATTCCACGACCAGATGTATCGGCGCTACGCCGCGCTGTCCATCTTCCTCAACTTCATGAGCAGCCTACGCGGATTGTCCGTGTTGAACACTTCGTAGTTGAGAGGCGAGGGTGCGCGTTGCGCCAGAAGGTCGAAGAATTGGCCCCACGACGTCCCAGGCGCTCGCGCAGCCATGGTCCCGGCTCCAATGCGTACTGCGGGGTCATCGGGTTCCACGGCGAAAGACCACAGACGCTCTTGAGCGTCTGCCCACCACACCGCTACGGGCGGTGAGTACATGTTCCGCCACAGGATGACTGCCTTCATGCGTAGATCCATTGTTCGTGTCGAGCTTGGGATGCGAGCTGTTTGAGCGACTCCTCACGTATCGGAGCGAGCAGGAACTGCTCATCTTCGCCTCGAGAACTGAGGATGTATCGACCGCCGTTCTTGTAGGGCTTGACTCCGTTCACCCACGTGGCGAGCGTCTTCGTGCCGTCGAGCAGCGGGAACTCCACGAACGGCGTGTCCGAAGCCTCGTCGTAGTCACGAACCATGATTCTAGCGCACGCCACGGTCGGACCGTCTGTGGACTCTGGAGTGTCCGCAGGAAGAACGACGGTCACGGTACAGCCGTCGGGGAAGAGTTCGTCGAACTTCTTCTGCCACTTCTCGAGACTCATGCGTTCACCTTCGCGATGTTCTGGACTTTCGTCAGCGCCGCTTGCAACGAGGACTGACTACCCGACACGATTCGGTCCTCAACCGGCACGCCTCTGATCTCGTCGATACCGATGCTGTGCAGCCAGTCGATAGCTGCCTTCCGCTCTGACGACGGCAGCGACATGACTTCGATGTCGTCTAGCAGAGAGACCGAGTGTTCCACCAGCAATTCACCAAACTGGCCCTTGGTGGCGATCATCTTCGAGAGGTCCCACGGCGCGGACGACTTCTTATCGTCCTCGTCACCGAAGTGGTCGTTGTTGTAAACGTAGTTGTCGACGCGGAACCAGACCTCAGGACGGACGAAGTAGCCACCGACGCTCATGTGAGGTCGAAGAAACACAGACTTCGCTCCACCGTTGCCTTGGTCATGCGATGTGGACATTCCGCCACCAGTCCACGATGCGCCGACGACACGACCCTTGAGATTTCCCTTGTCCGGGCGCTCGAAGTACGGCTTACCCGTCTCGAGGTCAGGAGTCTGTGGGCGCTGATGCAAGTAGTGAGGCATGAAGTCTGCCTTCTCCACCGCGTCAGCACCGATGAACTCTGACCACACTTCTCTGAGCTGTGTGAGTTCCTCGTCTGGCGAGAGGTTCGCGTTCCTGATCTTCTCGACTTCCTTGACGAGTTTCCCCTGCGCTCCGGTGTTGTAGCCGATCCGGTCTCCGGCGATGTCTGCCAAGTGCCGCCAGTAGTACAGCTCTAGGTACTGCTCGTCAGCCGCGTCGAGCTCAACGCCCATCTCGCCGAGGAGTTCGATTGCCTGTTGCACGTCCGCGTCGTCGCCGGTGAAGTTCTTCACGCGGATGCGGAGAAGACCACGCTGCGACTTCACGACTGACTCACCTTGGAAAGGCCGATACTCGACCACGATGTTGCCGGACTCGAGGTCGTATCGATATCCAGAGTTACTGCCGCTTACGCTCTGTCCGATCATCCGAATGCGTTCCTCAGTCGCTGCTGCCTGGCCTGAGTACACGACGTTCTCCGGTCCAGGCGAGGCCACCGTTCCGGGAGCCTTCGCGTGCAAGATGCCGGTCTGCGGGTCGAACTTGCCAATGGTCGGTGCGTTGTTCTTCTTGAAGAGAAGCAAGTCCTTGACCGCCGTCGCGTCGAGAGCACCGGCCTGCTGCCATTCGTCCGTGTTCGGGTCGAACTCCTTCGGCAGCTTCTCGATTGAGCCATCTGCGTGCACCATCTCGAACTCGCCAGTCTCTAGCTTCTTGAGCGTGTCGCCGCTCGAGTTCTGCCACTGCTCCACGACCTTGGCCTTCGGCTTGGGCTTGAAGATGTAGGGCTGGTATGACTTGTTCGGCGTCTTGGACTGAGTGTTCTTCGCCTCGAAGATCTGCGCAGACATCTGGATGTAGGAGTTGGTCATCTCCTTCCACGCCTTCTGCGCGTCGAGGTCAGGGAACTTGAGAACCGAGAACGGACCAGTCTTCGGAGCCGCGTACGTCTTGGTCGGATTCGCCTGTTCCCACTTGGTGATCTCCGCATACAGGGAGTTCATCGACGTGAGGTTCGATTCGAGCTTGTTGATCTTCTCCTGGTTATAGGCACCGTCACTGGCGTGAGTGTTCACGGTCTTCGCTGCCTGAATGATGTCCTGGTACCACGTGTCGTTGTTCGGGAGCGACGAGTACGTGTTCGCCTCCGTCACCTTCTCCTTGACCGTCGCGGCGTTTGTGATCTCGTGGCTCTTGATCCACTCCGTCACCCGCTTGTCCGCGTCAGTGTTCAACCGCCCGTCGATGAGCAGCGTTTCAGAACCGTCCTCGTCCTGCATCGTGTAGAGATGCAGCGCCGAGTTGTGCAGGTCTTCAGTTGCGAAGAACGTCGAGATGCCCTGAACCTTCGTTTGCAAGACGTGCTCCGTCAGGTCTGCCGAGACACCGACGAACGTCGAACCATGCTTGTTCTCCACACGTGCCGGCTGGAGCTTCGAGACGTCAGGCAAGTCCCACTCGTAGCCAGCCTTCTCGTACACCGACTTGTAGAAGTTCTGGAACGTCTCGGAAAGGTTGTGCTTGCGATCGAGAAGAGCCGCGATGTACGTCTCCTTGGTCATGCCAGCAGGGAAGACCGTCTTGTCCTTGAACGCCTCGTTCAACAGCTCGAGATAACGCTGATCATTCCGCTTCTCGATAGAACGAGCCCGAGTCAGCAGGTGCTTGACGAGCTTGTCTGCACGCTCCTTGTCGATCTTGCCCGAGACTATCGCGTTGTAGACCTTGTCGTAGTAGACGGCCTCACCGTTACCCTGCGGCTTGAATCCGATGGCGAGCTTGTCGTTCGGGAACAGGTCCGAGTCAACCTTGAACGCCTGGCCCTTGTCGATGCCTATCATGTGGCCGTCTTTGCCAAACAGCAAGTTGTCAGGATGCGTGTCATGGTTCGAGATGAGGCCATAGTCGAGCAGGTGCTCTTCCATGACCTCACCGAGCTGTTCGTCAGTGAGAGATTCAGGCGTGTGGCCTCGGACGGCTCCGTTCGCCGGCGCGAGGAACTGCATGTACGAGTAGGTGTTGCCGATCTTCATCGCGTGCGTCTCCGGCTGGTGGAAGCCGAAGAGCCGGCCGATTAGATTCGCGGCGTGCTCACCGTCGATACGCGCAGGTCCGTTCGGGTCATGCGGGAACGTCTTCTGCATCCACTCACGGCCATGCTGGTCGTGATAGACGGTCTTCGAGTGCATTCCGCCGAGTGACTTCTGTACTTCTGCCTTCTTGAAGACGAGTGGTGCGTCTGTCTCCTTCGCCTTCTGCGCGGCTTTCGGCGGAGCGATGATTGCGTTGATGGTGTCAGCGATGAGTTGGTTCAGTTCGAGGTAGCCAGAATACTGACCTTCGAGGTTGAAGTCTTCCGCAAAGTGCTTCTTCGAGAGGGCTTCCCAATAATTACCGACGTCTTCTGCGCTCGTCTGGCCTTGAGCGATGTTCTTTGAATACGACCTGTTCTGCGGGAACGCCGGCTTCGCATTCTTGTACCCGTAGTGTCCCCACTTCGCCTTGAAGTTGACGATGGCGAGTAAGTCCTTGACATGGTCCGAGTCCTTCTGCGCGCCGAGCAGCATGGCGTGCATGAACTTCTTGACCGAGACGCCGGCGCCGTCGAGGAACGCTTGGTCCAACTTCCCCGTCTTAGCGAGGTCAGCCGATATCTCCACGTCCGTCTTGCCATTCGTCGCCTGCCAGTAGTCGAGGGATGCCGGCTTGCCTTCGACCGATGAGATGTCGTCCCACGTGTCTTTCTCGAACGTATGACCGAGAGTTTGCGCGAGCTTGAGCGAGACGTTCTTCGGCGGAACCGTGATGGGCTTGGTCGGGACGTACAACGGCATGTTGTCCGCGCCCGTGGCGAAGTCGTCATCAGCCGGAAGATGTTCCTTGGCAAAGCCCTTTTCCGATGGGAAGTACTCCGCCGTGCCATCAGTGTGCTTCACGATGAGTGAGCCCTGCGCTCCGTTCACCATGCCGAACGTGTGCACCGAGTCACCCGGCAGCAGGGAGTAGATTCCGCCGTTTGGAATCTCGATGACGCCGTAGTAACCAGGCGGCTTCAGTCCTGCGTAATACGAGGCGTTCGCCTTCGCGAGAAGCGCCTCTTGCAGGCCGACCGGCGCTGGAGACGTTTGAGTGTTGTACCAGTTTCCTGAGTACAGATAGAGACGCTGGATGTTCAACGGAGCTTCGATGAGACCTTCCGGGTTATCGAAGTACTGCGTATGCTGCTTGATCTTCTCCTCGACTTCTTGGTCCGACATCTTTGCGATGGTTGGGTTCAGCTTGTCGAACAGTCCCGGCTTCTCACCGAGCTTCTCCACCGCGTCGAGAAGTTGTATGGCCTCAGGCGTGACGGCCTCCGGCATCTTGACCGTTGGCTTCTCTGGCAACTTCGGAACCGTGCCGTCGAAGTCATTCGTTGGAGACGGGAGTATTGGCTTGTCACTCAGCCAATGCATGAGTCGATTCGAGCCAAGACCGAATGCGTGAATGGCCTCTGACTTGTTCTCGATGATATCTTCTGCGAACTTCTCTGGCGGTTCAAGTGCATACGGCGTACCATCTAGAAGTCCGAGCTCGCCCATCGCGGTGGTGCGGTCAGAGATGGTCCAGTTGTCATCGTACTGATCCTTGTAGCCGGCGAGAACGTGCTGTCCCCACTTGCGCTGTGTCAGCCAGTCCGAGAGGCCCTGCAACGACGCCTGACCCTTCTTCGATGTGGGTGCGCCTGGGTGCGTCGTTGCGAGCTTGTGCTCTACGGGCTTCTTTCCCGAAGCCGCTGCCTTGGACTCAATGTGATATTCACCGATGATGTCACCAGACTTATGATGTTCTATCCACCGCAGTTTCGTGCTGGTGTCCATCTTGCCGACGTAGTTCGCGCCGCCGTCCTTCATGTACGTATTGATTTCAGCCGTCGAGGTTGCATGAGTAAGCGTGAACGGCGGAGCGGCGAGATGCGCATG